GAATCCGTATGTACCCAACTGGTCTGCGCCACGCAGTAGTTCCGTACCAAGTCGTGATGAAGCTACATAGTAATTACAAATCTTTGTACGCTTATCAGCTTTGGTACGCTGGGAATCATCGAGAGATGAATCTCCAGCAGCAGTAATGGTAGGTAGAACACCAGCTTGCTCAGATACATCACGAGCTACAACGTCGATAAGGTTAGCAATGATTGGACGTGACCAAGTTCCTTCTGGGAACAAGCCACGAAATACTTGGTCTGCTTGACCAGCACGAACTAAAGCTACCTCGCGCATGCGCTTATCGCGCTCGGCGTTTCTAGCTTTTAATTGCTCAAAAGCTTGTACGAATTCTTTCATGAAGTCACAATCTCACTATTCGCTGCGCTGCAGCTAAGTCATCTAAGTTGACGATGTACCTAGACTCAATCTCGGAACGAGGTGTGAATTCGTTTTTGAGGAAGTTTGGTACATTTGCTGAAGTAAGTAGAACATCACGGGCTACGATTTCACAGAACCATAACGCCATCACGGCGTCCATCTTTAATCGCTTGCCTTGTACTCCTGGCTGCCAGGTTACAAGTTGTTCTACTAGCTTTTTAATATGTTCATTTCTTGAACTGTCTGGCAACTCAATCATGTTGTCGCCTGCATGTTTCAAGTTGTTGTTGTTACCGTCTCGCTTAATGACGGTACCGAACAACGGTGCGAGTGAGGCTACGCCAAACTCTGGGTCTTGCTTATTATTACCTGTGTAATGTGGTCGGTAATTAATACCACGTGTGGCGAGGAAGTTTCTAATTTCCTCGTCCTGTGTTAAGAAAAGCTGAAAAGCGTTTGACTCAACGATAACGGTATGCGGTTTGTACGCATCCGTCCACTCTCTTATCAAGGAGCGAATTGCTGCAGGTGTGGGGCTGCTCATGACGTGAACGTCCATGACATAGCGCTTGTGGGTTCTGCGGTCAACTGCGTAAGCTACAGCTGCGGTGTCGCCAGACATCGCTGGGTCAATACCAATAATGCGATAGAAGTTCTGTGCATTATCAGGATGTCCCGCTGCGCCTGCAATAAGCGCACCCGATTTTCTCATTCCATTGACTGCGCCTCTGACGCACATCGGGTCGAAGATTGCATTCTCCGCGATATCGAGGTTCTGGTAAACCAGTGACCATTTGGATGGTCCTGCCTCGTTGCGAACCGCCGTTAAGCGTTCGCCTGTCCATCGGTCAAAGTAACCATTCTCGTCAGGCACGTCAGTGTCTGTAAGAGGTTGCTCTGATTTAGCCCAAAGGGTTTTCCAATCCTTTGGATTGTCAGCGTACTCAAGTACTGCTGGCATGGACAAATATGACCACGGAAGTACACCATCCGTGTAATGCTGGGGGTTGCGAAGTTCTTTATACAAGTCGACTGCTGATACGCGAGTACCGACTACGAGAAGCTGACCGCCTCCTGGTGGGAGACGTGAGGCAACTTCCTGCCTAATCCATTCTTGTTGTTTCGCCCATTCATTGGCGTTCGACAACGTCACCACGTCGTCTAGCACGATTAGGTCTGCACGTGCGCCGTAGACCTGACCGCCCATACCGATAGCTTCGACCGTAGGGTCTTTAGCGTCGTTGTCGCGGATATCTCCGCCAAGGTAAATCTTGTTAGCCGACCACTGGTCAGCGGTAGCTTTATAGCCATCGGCTGGACCGAAGGCAGCTTGTAAGTCAGCGTAACGCGGATGCGTTAAACGCTGCTTAATAGCGTAGAGAAACTTCTTTGCCTGTTCCTGGGTTTTCGAAATTACGATAACCGAGATGTTAGGATTCTTAACGATACGGTAAGTCACGTAGTTAATCGTGATAGTCATCGTCTTGGCGTGGTTTGGTGGTACGTTTACCAGCAAACGAGATAGACCGCCAGAGCCTTTTTCGTAAGTCATTGCTGGTTCAATCCAGCGGGGCTCTCTGCCCTCTAACATATCGACCACGTTAAGCATGTGGTCCCAAACTTTCGCACCAAGATACTTCTCGGAGAATTCGGCAAAGTCAGATAGACCAGACCGAGCATCTTCTGCGAGGTCTGCTGTTCTAAACCGAGCATTGTCTACGTAGGCAGCGAAGCCTTGAGCTTCGCGCCGTTGGGTATCATACCAAGAGCGAGAGCGACCAATAACCTTTAGGGCATCGGCGATGGTGCGCCCTTGGCGTACCAAGTCGATGAGTTCTTTACGAGCCTCTTCGGGGGTTAGATTTCTTTCCAACTCTACTCCAGTATCTGTAGGGGTCTACAGGGGTCCAGACAGAGGTATCCCCACATAAGCTTATTTACCAATAAAGGCAGTCGTTAAGACTGCCGTTTACGGCTCAGTGGAACTTCGCCGTTACACTTATATAGGGGTCTAGAGAGTGGGCGTGTCTCAAGGGGTTTTGGTAATTATTTTTAAAATATATTAAAAGTGCAGGTCAGAGCCTGGTTCTGGTGAAAATATTTTGGTTGATAGTGGGGGGCGGGTGGGGGGTGGGGTTAAACATCCTGGGGGTCGGCTAGGGTAAAACACACAAAAAAAGGGGCAAGGGTTGCCCCCTGCCCCGCGTAACTGTGCCTGAAAAGGCGAACCCCTCCCCCACCGTCCTCGCGGAGATGGAAGAGGGGCTTGACTATCTATAGAGCCCTGAACCACTCATATATACGCGCCTCACTATCGGGCTCGCCTATGGAGTGAAGGAGTGTATACACACTCCGACTTGTCAAATCCTTGGGCGTGTCGGCTTCGCCGATGAGCGTATAGATATCTAACTTCCCCTCGCGTACCACCGCGAGAGTACCGTTATCGTCACACGCTATCGCCCTCATGCGCTTACTCGCTTGAGAACCACGCGAAGGTTTGATGCCACGATACTTAACTCGCGCACTCCGAAGCTTTCGACTACGTCGAAAACGATACCTACGCGACCCTTACCTAGTGGAACTAGGTCACCAAGTTGAGCGTATTTAACTGTAGTTAATTCGAAATCGGGTACATGGTCGAGCGAAGGTACGTTGTAGAACTCTTTAACTTCGTTAACTTCATCCTTGAGATTTACTAGTAAATCATCGTGTGTCCATGCTGTAATCATCTTCTTGCCTTTCGGTTGGTTATCAGCCAGCCCAGCGCCGACTGATGGAAACCATAATACACGACCAGCCCCAGCATGTCAAATTCAGACGGACAGGAAGCGTGTCGTGAGCCTGTTGGTCATGTCATACATACATGAACACACACCCCACACATACACACCGCTGCATACATACGTATGCGCGGGCAGACCTGCATGCACGTATATGGACTACTAATACCTCACGCGTATTGGCTACTAACAGGCGGGCGCCATGATGCAGGCGCATGCACATCTCAAGATAGCAAAGCAAAGCTTTGCTTATATAAGGGGAGCCAGCCGAAATTCGATTGGCAGATTGGAGAAAAGTTATGAACGGTTATGGACTTTATTGGGGAGACTTCCTCGCAATTGGAATCCTCTTCAGCGTGATTGGCATCCTACTCGTGGCTCTCGTATGGGACTACGTGGATATCAAGATAGCAGACCGTAGGTCTGCTGATATAGAGCAACACTGGGCAACAACAATTCGAGAGGAACGATGATGGACTACAAAGTACAACTGAACCACCAAGAAGATGAGAACGCCCCTCGCGGGACAAGATACTACGTTGAGTTCTTCAAACTCAATGACTGGGAAACCTTCGTAGGTGGAGGAGAAGGATACACATGGCAAGAAGCGATGGCAAATGCCATCGGAAAACTACAAGAGAATGGAGAAATCTAATGAAGTTCGCAGGAGAAGTATTCGTAAGGGACTACCTAATGGTAGTCGAGAATGACCAAGAGGCATGGGATGACCTCATCCAGATGACTCGCGTATACAAGGGAAGCGTCGCGTCTATCAGCGATGTAATCCAGTACGACTACGAAACTATGGTGACTAATGTAATTAGTCAAGTAGAAGAAACAATCCCTGCATCGGCAGTCAATTTGCTAAAGCAATTACTGCTCGGATGGGGAGCAAGTGAGTTCGATGCAATTGCAAAGTATGCAATTGAAGCAGACAAGGAGGTCGCGTAATGGGGAGCATGATGGCTCAAGACTTGGCAGAGAATGTCCTTGACATTCGGCAATCTATCAGCATCCAATTGCGAAGCAATCACTACCCGCCAGTTCCACTTACCATGGTGGAACCATGTATCGAAGCCATCTATGCGGTATCGGAAGGGGATACTCACAAGAGTATCCAACTACCAGACGGTGTCACATGGCGTGGCTACCCTACAGCCCCCGCATACACCATCGTAGAGGGGCATCATCTCGAACCATGGTGCGACTTCGACCATGAATAGATAGCACAGCAAAGCTGTGCATATATATAAGGGCTAAACCAACCAACCGAAAGGAGCAACACAATGGCAGGACTCAAGCGTTCCAATGACCGTAAGGTCACCAATATGCCAACACCAAATGGCAAACGCTCAGCAATTGCTAACACGTTCGGCTTACCTAGTGGTAAGCAGTACTCATGTCCCAACGCCACCAGTATATGCGAGAAGATTTGCTACGCTGGAAAGTTGGAGCGCATCTTCCCATCAGTAAGAGATACTCTCTTACACAACTGGAACCTGCTTAAAGATGCAGACCTAGAGACTATGTCCAATTTATTGGATGACATGGTTGCTTCATTCCGATTGGAATGCAAATCAAAAGATGCGGAACTAATCTTCCGCATCCATTGGGATGGGGATTTCTTCTCCGATACCTATGCCAAGGCATGGCGAGCAGTCATCATGCTCAACCCAGACATCAAGTTCTGGGTATATACACGAGTCCCATCTGCTGCAAGAATTCTGGATGGACTTGACAACCTATCGCTGTACTTTAGTACAGATGATGAGAACAAAACCAACGCTGTTTATCTACGCACCGAAGGTGTAAAGATAAAGGTTGCCTATCTATCTGACACCTTTGCTGATGCAAAGGACACGATGCTCAGTATGACTGGCAAGGTGGGTGCGAAATGCCCAGAGAATCTGGGTTCCATTCCACTAATCACTACCGAAGGTAGTGCTTGTGCAACATGCCGACTATGTATCGATGGCAAGGCAGACATTCGCTTTGCTATCGCAAAGAAATAAGGAGGAACACATGAACACAGTAGAAGACAGCGTGACTTTACTTGTAAAGGCTGCGGAATCTTTAACAACCTATCGCAAATCACTAGAGATATGGCGCTCTGCCATGACCGACCTAGCAATCTGGCATTCATTGGTAACAATGACCGAACAACAGGAAGAGTACGACATCGTAACCGTATTCACGCCAGCAGTACTGATGGCGTGGATTATCCGCGACCATTGGCAACCAGTATCTATCGACGAAGATGGATACGAAGGTATCGACAATGCAGTACGTGCATATCTAATCGATAGCAAACTTGCTATTGACCCACACCACATGGAGGAGGAGGAAGATGATGAGTAAACATATCTACGATATGACAGCCGATGAACTGGCTCAACTCGTGTGCTTCGGATACGAGGGACACCCATGTACCAACACGATGGATGAATATGGATGTCGGAATAGCATGAAGGACAACGAACCATTCTGTTCAGAATGCTGTGCCGATACCAACGATGGCGCATGCTGTGGATAACAGGCGTCAAAGATAGCATAGCAAAGCTATGCATATATATAACCGACCGATTAACCAACCGAAAGGAAAACCAAATGACCAGCCAAAAGTATTGGTTCGTATGTGACCAAGATGAATGTGATTCAGCCGTTGAATTCCATGCCAGAGATGGCTTTGGATTTCCAAGCGGTGAAGTCAAGATGACCTGCCCATGTGGCAAGCAAATGCAGTACGTATCAACCCAACCAACCGAAGGAGGCACCACCATGACAACAACCGAACAAGCAGTACAAGAAGCAGTAGGCATAGCATCACTTAGCGAGGCTGACAAACTACGTGTTGACCTTGAGTCACAACGAACCATCAATGATGGTCTACGTACCACCATCAACAATCATCGCAATCAAGTGCGTGATTTATACACGATGCTCAACGACGCCATCCAAGATGGCAAGTGTGAAGAGACAAGCAACATCACCTTCGGTGAGGTATCAGACATACTCAACGAGGTATTCGGTAGCCAACTTGTGTTCACTAAAGAGTACGAAGTACAGGTTCGATACACAGTCTATGCATCATTCAAGGTAACGGCAGCGTCCGAAGAGGATGCTCGTTCAATCGCAGAAGAAATCGGTATCAGCGCTGACATCGAGTGGGATATAGACAACCAGAACACAGAGGTAGACACATGGTCTATCGATGACACACGTATCGAATACATACAGGAGGCATAACGATGGCAACAATCAGACGTGGCGCTAGCTGCCCCAATGGGGCAGTCATCGTCGACGCTAAGAACTCATGGGTAGATGGTGAGAAAATCATCCTCTGTCTATGGCTGAAAGACCTACAAGGTAGCGAGCCGATGTTAAGGAACGCCGACCCTTACGTAACATGGAGGGCGTACCTCCACCCAGATACAGGCGAAATCGTCTGCAACACAGGGCATTATCACGACCAGCTTAAAGATGCAGTCGTTGACTTTGCCAGCCGTATGTGAGAATATAACTTCCCATCCAACCCAACCTGAAAGGAAATACAAATGACAACAAGAACAGAACGACGCCAAGCAATGAGC